CCCTTTCAGCACCGCAAGCGCTTCCTTCTTCGCCGCTTCCGCTGCGTCGCGCACTGACGCCCATCGTCCGCGGTGCACGCGCGCTTGCGGCATTCCGTAGACGTATCGCGCATACGACGCTGTGTTTTCGACGATCCGCGATGTTCGCGAGAGTTTCTTTATCCGCAGCTTCTGCCGCAAGTTGCCGGTGCGCCGATAGCGCGAGCCAGCGGGCGGAGGAGGATAGATCTGCATCACGCCGTGCGCAGCCGCTGCTCCTGCGTCAAGCGCGGCTTCGATTCGCGCTGTACGCGGCAGCAGCTTACGCAATGCGTTGTCGAGATCGACAGAGACGTTAACCCGCATCGACTCGCTCCAGTCGCACGCCGCAGCGACAGCGCGGATGCGCGGGCGGTCCTGACCGTCCGCCCCACTCATCTTCGCGCTTGCCGTGGAGCGCGCCGCAGATCGGGCAGACGCGCTCATCATTTGCGGTCTCCCAGATCATCACGTACTCCAGATTGTGTTCCGCCCGCAGACCGTCACGATACGCCCGCACGCCAGCGGCTGCGGCTTCAGTCGCAGCGGTGATGGCGACGGTCTCGGCGCGCTGTGAGCCGACAACCGGCTCGATCATCGCGATGAGCTCAGCGCGATCCGCGCCCGGCATCCGCCGCCACGCTGCAACCGCGCGGGCGATGTAGTCGCGCGTGTACGGATAGAGCAATTCTTCAACTTGCCGCCGCGTCGCTTCCTCAGCCCAGTCCGCCAGCAGCGCGTCGACGTTGACGGTTACGCCGATCGCTGCGCGCATCTCGTCTGCGAACAGTCGCGCAATCGTCTCGATGTTGCGACGCATCGCGGGATAGAGCGTCTCGTTGAACATCTGCGCCGTAATCTCGTCTGCGCCGTCGAGCATTATCCCGCGCAGCCGCTGAAATGCGCGCTTGAGATCGCGGTAGAGTTGACGCTCGTGCGGCAGCAGGTCCGGCTCTTCCTCTTTCTTCAGCGCTTTCGCCGCGTCTTCATCCGACTCCTCGCTTGTCGCGCCGTTGACGCCTGCCAGCCGCAGCGCCGTTCTCAGATCGAGCCCGGCAGCGACCGCCTCCCGCGCTATCGCCAGCCGGTTGCGCAGACGCAGCAGCTCTCGATCTGTTTCGTCTTCAACGAATTGCGGCAGATCGAGCCGCGCGCGGGCTTCGTTGAGCGTCAAAACCGGCTGACCGGTCAGACGTTGAATCGCTTCGGCTTTCTCCAACTCCGAACTCTGCACTGCGTCAATGCGCGCTTCGCTACAACGCAAAACTTGATTGTACGCAGCAAAGTGCGGTTGCAGCATCGCCGTAATTTCGCGCGTGCGGGGGAGGATCGTCAGTAGGATAAACGTCTGATAATCACGCTGAGCGGTGGCGTAGTTGCTGGCGTTCGAGAACACCAGCGACATCGGCACTTGAAACGCGGTGAGCATCAGTTCCGCCGCACGCTGCAACAGTTCCGGCTGCACTGCGTCGGAGAGCGTATCCCCCAGCGTGACGGTTTTGATCTCGCTCGACAGCGCGAGATGCCGGAATGCGTTGCGGATGCCGCTGACGAGTTGGCGCAGCCACTGCTCAAAGCGCGAACGTTCTGCGTCGGTCGGGCGTTGCGCAAACATCCACACCGTCGGGCGCACCGCGCCGCGCTCGAAGTACGCCGTCTGGTACCTCTCCGCCGCGAGCAAAGCGCGGGCTTGCGTGAGTGCGGTGGTCACCAGTCCGACCCCCGGCTCAACCTCGCCGCGCACCGACGGCTCCCAGATATACAGCAGTTCTGTTTCCGGCTCAAGGCGCACTTCTGTGTTGTTCGCGCGTCGGACGAAGCCGACCAGCCCGCGCTTCGGGTCGGTGACGGGCGTGATGGTGCGCGGGTGCAGACGACGCAGACCAAGCGACGCTGCGGGGTCGCGCAGCAGATACGCCGCGCCGTACAGACACAGATCGATCTCAATTCCGCGAATGAGCGCCGCCAGCCGTTCTGCGTCGAATGCGACTAGCGTACCGCGCCGGGTGGTAATTTCCCACGGCAGCGACGCGAGGGCGTTGGCGCGTAGTGTCACCGCCGTGCGCACCACCGCGACGCGCTCATACGCCGTCTCGACGTCAACAGTGTCGCCGTCGCCGGTAAACACGCCCGTCCACGCAGAGGGCAGAAAATCCTCCAAGTTGAGCGCCTTGATGTCGTAGCGCTCAGTCGGCGACAACACGAGTTGTGCAGTCGTTCTAGACATCAAACAGCACCTCTGCGCTTCGCGACGCGCCCCAGACCGCGAGCGCGAGCGCGATCACGCCGTCGTCGTGACACCCCTCCGGCGCGCTGTAGCGTGCGCGACCGGACGCGCCGATCTCGACGCTGAACATCTCCAGCTCACTGAGCAGCCAGTCCAGCGCGGGCAGCGTAATCGTTCGCTGCTCTAGCGCCAGCGCGAGGGTGTCAATCAGCAGCGGTTTTGTCGCTGCGGTCGTCGTAAACGCCTGCACCGGCAGCCCGGCGCGCTGAAGCTCCTCGATGTTCGGCGCGCCGATGCTGTTCGCTTCCGCAATCATTGCGCCGCTGCCGTTACGCTGCCAGAATGCCAGTAACGCCCGGCGCTGCGTTGCGAAATCGACATCAACGAGCCGCTCCACGTCAACGATGCACCGCGTCTGCGGATCGAGCGCGACGAACACTGTCGCATCCTCATACCGCCCCCAGTCCACGCCGATCACTGCCGCCTCGTCGCTGCGGGCAATTTCACCGACGCACGCGCGAACGTTGCGGAACACCGCGCCGCCGTCGTCGAGAAACTCAGCGTCCAGTTCTTGCCGCGCTGCGCGCTCGGTCATCGCGGACCGCAGCAGCGCGATATCCGCCGGATCGAGGAGCGGATTATCGCTGGTCGAACGCCGCACCGTCGCCCAGCGCGGGTCGTCAAGCGCGGTCTGGTGGATGCGCCAGAAATCCCCTCGCCCTTTCGGCGTGCCCGCGAGCACCGCTCTGCCGCGCCGGTCGAGCAGCGCGGGGATGAGATTCTCGCGCCAGATTGTTTCAAGATTGCGCACTAGTCCAGCCTCGTCTACCACGATCAAGTCATACCCGCGTGACCGCCCCGCGTCCTCGTTGTCCAACGACCAGAACTCAACGCGCCCGCCGGTCGTTGTGTCAATCCGCCTTTCCGCCTTGTACTCTTCCGCAACCGGCGCGCGGAGCACGCGCCGCACTTGCTCCCACACCGGCAGCATCAACTTGTACGTCGGCGCAAAATACCCGACCGTCTGCCGGTGCACCAGCGTCGCCTCGACCAGCATTCGCGCCAATAAGTGCGACTTCCCCCACCGCCGTCCGGCGCGCAGGTGCACGAAACGCGCGCTGCGGGTCTGTTCCGCAACCGCGCGCTGGTCGGCGTGTAATTGCGGCAATCGCACCTCATACCGTCTTGACGAACGCCGCGTCATCAACGATCACCAACACGCTCTGATCGGCGTTCGGCTGTTCCTCGAACTGCGACAGAAACAACCGCGCTGCAGCGACGCGCGCGCTCGCCGGAACGCCCTCGTCGAGGGCGATCATCAGCAGCGCGCGCAGCACCGCAGCGCGGGATTCGTCTGTCAGCAGCTCGTCAACGGTCATTTGCAGTTCCGATAGTACTTCCGCGCGATAGCTTCAGCCTCGAATTTGCTCAGCGGAACGTGATACGAAACGACGCACCCGATAATCACCGCCAGCGCCGCCTGAACTTCAGGCGGAAGCTCAATCCCCGCAAACTCCCGCAGCGCCCACGTGAGAATGATGACGGTCGCGGCAGCCAGCGCGCCGAAGGTGATTTTATCTAACGGTTGTGAAAAGGGAAGATTCACGCGACCCCTCCTGCTCCTCTCTCTCTCACAGCGGGGACAATGTTCACCCACTCATCTTAATTATACCGACAGCACCGCGCGATTTCGTACGCGAGTCGCAGCGCGGGGTTGTCACAACACGCTATAGAAATAAAAGAAGATGATGTGTTGTGACGCCGATACTGCTGATGGAACAACGGCGGGCGCGTAAGGGAGCGCTCCATTCAAGCGATGCAGTTGACGGGCGCTGTCACAACACTGCGTATAAATAAAAGAAGATCGAGTGTTGTGACGCTGCTGATGACCCGACAGAGGGCGCGCCCGGCACGGGACGACGGCGGGGATGTCACAACACATTGTCTTCTTTTATTTCTATGCAGTGTTGTGACACTGCTTACAAACAGAAACCCCGCCGTTGCGAGCGGGGTTCTGAGGGAAACGGGACGGGCCACAGAGGGTGTGGGTTAGTCGCGCAACGCCTGCTCTATCAACCACCCGCGCCAGCCAGCTCGCGCTTCGTCGAGCGAGTCGTAGCGCTCGTAGTAGTAGTACGTCCGCGGGGACGGGTCAGCAGCAGGGTAGGGGTCGACTTCCCACTCGATCTCCTGAACGTAGACGGCTCCATCCTCACACTCGAATACGAGGATAAATCCGCCGTTGGTTGTATAGTCGTTCCAGGGACTCCCGTTGTCCCAGGCATACGGTCGACCAAGCGGGCGCGCTTTGATGCGCACCCGCTCGTAATCAGAGACGCCGTTCTTCTGCACCGGTCCGTTTATAATCGTAACATCTTGAAACATTGTACGCCTCCTTTCGTTTGATGATCACATCATACCGCGCCAGCCGCGAGCTGTCAACCGCAGGGCGCGTCGCTGCCACGGCTTGCAGCGCATCTGTTCGACGGTCCGCCGGTTGTGTGTGAGACAAACAAACCCCTCGCCGTGCTGGCGAGGGGTGGGGGAAGGAGTAGGGTTGTTATATTCTGTTGATGCTCTTAAGATACTCCCGGACCCCGAACTTCTTCAAGACTTCACCGAACGAGAGTTCGGCTTCTTCTAGGTTCGGGAATATATACAACGTGTCACATTCCCAAATGAACACTCGCAGGTCTTCTGCGACAGCCACTCTGTAAAGTTTCCGTCCGAGCTCGGTTTTAATTGACATTTCAGAAAAGTCCCAACCAAAGAAGTGAACGCACTCGATGTCTCGGCTGCTTGTTCCGACTAGCCAGGTTATCTCACGCATTGGTTTCTCCTTTCTTTTCTTGAGCGATTACTTATTACGTCTCCACTATACCGCGCAACTCGCCTTCTGTCAAGGGGGAATTTTGAAGAGATTTTGAGCTGCTTCACAGTCGGCGGAGCGGGAATAAACAAAAAGACCCGCTGGAACGTCCAGCGGGTCTGTGTAGGATTAGAGTTTAAAAGTGGAGTTTCAGTATCTTCTCAAAATCCCATCGCTCAGCCCCGCTTATGGAGCCGTTGAGGAGGCCTTCCTCAACGGTGTGATAGACGTAAAGCCGGTAAAATACTCGAAACGGGTTGGAGAAATGGTCTATGTGTTGGACGTAGCAGAGCCCATCCTCCCCCTCAAAGATGAGGGAAAAGCCGCCGCTCCCCGGCTGCGTGTAGTCGCACCAGGGAACAACGCGTCCTATCGGACGCGCTTTTACAGTTTTCACGATTGGGGCTTCCGCCTCAGGCGGGTAGTGTACCAAAACAACGTCCTGGAACATTTTACTCTCCTTTCTTTATCTCTCTGTTCGCTTGATGATCACAGTATACCGCGCCAGCCGCGAGTTGTCAACCGCCGGGCGCGTCGCTGTCACAACACGTGATTCTCTTTTATTTATACAACGTGTTGTGACAGCGCTGCGACGCTGCTGATGACCCAACCGCGAGCGGGACTGCGTGCGAGCGACGCAGTTGTGACAGCGCTGAACAAACAGAAGCCCCGTCGTTGCCGACGGGGTCCGGGAGGAGAAGGGGAAGGGTCGTCTGTCACTCGCCGCGACTCGCTTCCTCACGCCGCAGCTGCTCGATCAGCCGACG